ATCAAAGAGTATGGTGCATACGATTGGATACACTTTGACCAGATACAATGGTATCGGACAGAGAGTAAGAAATATACCCAAGCCAATGGTAACAAGCCACTCCCAGCACTTGCTTTCTTCCATATACCGCTGGTAGAGTTCAAGCATGTAGTGGCTCGCCACGACTACTTGGGGGGCTATGGCGACGGTGAGGTTTGTTCATCCAATATCAATTCGGGCATGTTTGCTTCCTTCATTGACATGAAAGATGTAATGGGCGTATTTTGTGGACACGATCACGACAACGATTTTATCGGCATGGAATACGATATTGCCCTTGGTTATGGCCGTGTGAGTGGTCTGGATGCGTATGGAAAAGTAGACCGTGGTGGTAGAATCATCGAGCTATACGAAGGTCAGCGCAAATTTGACACATGGGTACGGACAGCCAACAAGAAAGAGGACACTTTTTACTATCCGTCTGCACTCACATCGAAAGATGAACGAACGATGAACTATCTGCCAGCAAAACCTCTGAAGCCATCCAAGCAGGGGGTAGCATACACGTATTTTGAAGGTAAGATTAAGCACACCAAGGACATTCACACGTTGAAAAAGGTAGAGAGTGGAACAATGAAAAACTTCTCTATCAGCAACGCAAAGCAAAACGACCATTTTGCTTATATCTTCCGAGCATTCATCCAAATAAAAGAACGTGGCGTATATCGTTTCTACACCTATTCAGACGACGGTAGCAAATTACTGATTGACAACCAATTGGTTGTTGACAACGATGGGGGACACAGTGCTCGAAGAGCTGAAGGAAAAGTAGCACTCGAGCCTGGCTTCCATGAAATTGAGGTTCGATACTTTGAAGACTATATGGGACAGGAATTGCAGGTAGGCTATGCCAGTCGCAATATCACCGAGCGTCCATTGCCCGACAACATCCTTTTCTTACCACAACCATAAAGCAAACCACATCCCTCAAGAAAAATGCGTATGAACAAAAATCCCACCGTTTGGGTTTGTTCATACGCATTGCATTTTTGTAAGGTTACAAGCAAACGATCCTATCTTGTATGGGGCACAAAACGAAGCGTATAGGATGATGGAGGGTCGAAAAATTGGTAAAGTCGTTAGTTTACAAAGAGTTATGCGTAGTTTGATGGTTGAGGCTCCACAAAACGAAACGTTTACATTGGTTTAATTTTGGTTTACATCGAGGGGCTTTTCGTTTACATGAGGCTGGCGAAAAGTTTACATACATAGGGCTGCACGTTTACGCGTGTGGCCTTTTTTGTTGCTATGCGTGGGAACCCCTTATACACGGGCGTACAGGGCGTACAGGGGCTTTATATATGCCCAAATTTGACCTGTGTGAGAATGACATTAAAATGCGTTTGCAAGGATAGTAAAATTAAAGTGGTTATCACCTTTTCTTGTATTTTTTTTTGGTGGTTTTTAGGTTAGGGTTAACTTTAGGGTTAAAGTTTAGGGTTAGTTTTGAGAAAGTTTAGGGTTAGTAAAGTAGGTTTTTTGGGGGTGCGATACAAGGGGGTGAAGATACTGTTTTTTCAAAGATAAGTGCGTTTTTAGTACCGATAGCCCCCCCCTAAATGCCACCATGTTTTGAAGTTTCACCTTATTATATAACGAGAAATCAGGCACTTATTCGTTATAAGGAAACTAAAAAGAGGGGGAAGCCCCCGAAAGGGGGGCATGGGGGGGGAGATGGGGGGCTGTGGGAGAACGTTGAAGTGACCGAATTATAACCTGTACAATAAAAGTGTTATATAGGTTTGTGCGAATAACTAAAATTGGACATTATTGGGTGATTATTACCAAGTGTCAATGCTTTTATCATCATTATGTTTATTCAAGTAAGATAAAAAGGATGACATTGTATTGTAGGAGTATGCATTGCAGTTAATAAATGCCTGTGAATAAGATTCTTTATGATCACCATTAAGATTTGACGGGAACACAGCTTTAGGAGATATTAAATTTGATTCTGTCCCTTTTTTGAATAAATCAAATGCACCCAAAATATAATGAGGTACTTTTGTTTCAAAAGTTAGAGAATCTTTATATACCTTTATCCTTATTTTTAATTCAGCATGTATAATAGTTGCATTATAAAGTCCTGTGACTTGCCCCACATTTGCCCATTTCCCTTCACCGTAGCAAATATTATTAATCGTGTCTATCTTTATTTCTGCACCTTTTTCTAAATTAAGAATCGATTTTAAGAAGCCATAACTTATCTTCGTCATTTCTTTAGTGGTCATATTGCAATTATTAGACACATTATACTTATAATAAATGTCTCCATCCAAATTAAGTGGAAAATGTTTTATAGCCTCTTTTGCCCATTTCTTATTGCTACTTTTTTTTATTGCATTCCATTTTGCTTGTTTAGAAACAAAGTCCATACATTCAAATTTTTGTGCAATAGAATTAGTCGAAGTTAGAAACATAAAAGCTAATAGTAATAGATATTTTTTCATTGTATAAAATTTTAATTATTTATGATACAGAAGGAAGGCGAAGTTATACCAAGCGAACAAGGCCGATGATCGTACTGAGAGAGCGGATGTCGGACTTGGGAAGGTGGAATGGCTTGAAGCGTGGGTTTTCGGAAATACAGAGGATGGATTCTTGATCGTCTTCTGCTTCCTCCACTCGTTTGACGAGGGCACCCTGACTGGTGTCGAGGACGTAGATGCCACCCCATTGGAAGAAGAGTATGTCGGAAATTTTACGGCAAGCGATGATGTCGCCATTCTCATAGAGGGGGTGCATGGAGTCGCCTGAAACCCGGATGAGAAAGTTTGCCCCCTTCGCCTCAAACTCCGGGATTGAGTAGTGTTCGCAGTTTTCCATATATACGCCATCATTGTCGGCGGATGGAAAACCTGCCACGGCATCTATGGGAATAAGAGGGATGCCCCTCCGCTTATTGGAGGATTTGGGAGGTTCGGCAGACCTCTTATGGGCTTCTATTGGCTTGTCGAGGTCAGATTTAAGCATATTCCCTGTGCCTGTGAGGAGCCATTCGGAAGAGAGGTCTGTGTATACTGATAGGATATTTTCTATTTTATCAGAACCTATTGCTCCCCTGTTTTTCAAAGATTTTCCGAACGAGGCATTAGACATACCTATACTTCGCTCAAAGGCAGCTATTGTAATGCCCTTGCAATCGATATATTCCTTTATTCTTTCTAAAATCATAGCCTGGCTTCTATTAAATTTTACAGAAAAATAGGAAATAATCTCATGTTTATTTGGTTTATATTAGAAAATATCCTATCTTTGCAACGTATTCCATTAGGAAACGCGCCCAAAGATACGAAAAAGGGGCGAGGATTAAGAATAGTTTTACAATAAAATGAGTGAGATTATGAAGAAGACAAGAAGAAACGCAAGGGGCTATGATAGCCAAGAGAAGTATGCGGAGTCGTTGAACGCCGCACGGAAGAATGCCAGTTCTTCCCGATTCCGTGCGTGTAGGAGTCATGATGTGTCCATAGACTATAAGGGTATATCGGAACTGCTGGACGAGGTGATTCTGAAAGCGGCAGAACTGAAGGCAGAGTGTGCCAAGCCCAATCCGAGGGAGTGGGCTGTCTGCGACCTGCTGGAAGAGGATATTATGGGAGCATTAGAGCAAGTCCGCTCTCTTGTCTATGCTGACTGCAGACGCATGATAGAGTTGCACCGTTTGGCTGGCAGGAGATGTCCTGGGTTTAAGCTCAGCACTATTCAGATGGATGACTTGTGCCCACCTCGTATTCGGGTCGGCGTTTCATCTTCTGAATGTCCTTGAATACGGAATGGCGGTAAGGAACAAGCCGTGGAGATTTTTTCTCCATAAGTGCATTCTCAAGTTGGTCGAAGCTATCCTGAGAAAAGTGTTCAAGGAGGTTGACATACTCGGTGTACCATTTAGGCCACGTTTGTGGGGCTTCCTCCTTGATAAATTTTAAGATCATGTGATTCATGACCGACTGTTTGACTTTCATCAATTCAAGCTGGACGTGGATTTCGTCGATGTAGTTCGACAGACTTTCCATTTTTTGAGCATGGTTCATAAGCTGAAATATTAAAAAGTAAAAAATATAATTGGGTATAAAGTTAGTGAAAATAAATGGATTAAATAAGTGAGATTATGAAAAAGTACATTCACATTCAGAAAGCGGACCGCGAGTTTATCGCGACGGCTTTTGACATTACCGAGCGCACGATATTTAATGCGACTCATTACACGGATATGAACGAGGGCACCGACCTTATGAAGAAGATACGCATGCTTGCCTTGCAGCGAGGTGGTATTGTGATGGTTGAAGCTCCAGAGTTGGAGGTGCTGCATGATGCTGACGGCTATATGCGGCATTACCTTGGTGATGTGTTGCTTGAGTTTGATAAGAATGGCGGTTGTTGCGACGTGTACAAGAAGGGCGAGAAAATACGCCACTATGACGATGTGATGCTGACCGACATTCAGGGCATTCAGGACTGGGCAGCAACATTGTCTGTGCAGACTGCCGGCTGCGCTCACCAATCAGAACAAGTTCCATTGACTTCGCTTGCACGGCAGTTGAGATAAGGAGGGGCAGTAATGGAATATTACGGTAATAGACTTTGCATATCCTACCACGAGCTTGTGGAGAGCGGCATCATGACCGAGCCAAATTATAAATATAAGGCTTGGAAAGGTCAGATAGACGTTATTCGTCAAGGTAAAGGGTTGGGGAATTACGCTCTGATTGCCGTAGACAGCCTTCCTACCAAATACAAAGAAGCGGTTGAGGACAAGTACGGCAACGGAGCCGAAGTGATTCTCACTGGCTGGATTATGTCAAACTACGAACTGGATCAAGCTGCTGTTGCTTTCTTCCATGATCGCTCGAAAACAGGTTTAGATCTTACGGCAGAAAAGGCACGGGAATACATCATTAATGCTTCTGTACTGAACTGCTGCCTGTGCCTGTATGAAAACTCGAAAGCAATCAAGCGGACGATGGGTGAAAGATACGACTGGGACAAGATGTCTACGGCTATAAAGATATTGCGTGAGGAACTTGGGCACACGCTCCCTGCCAGCACGTTGCGTTTCAGAAAGAAAGCTAATCTGTACAAGAGTAACGGCTACATCTCTCTAATCAGTGGCAAGTTTGGCAACCAGCACCGTCGGAAGGTGGACTACAAGACAGAACAGCTTGTATTAAGTATCAAGGTACTCCCCAATCAGCCTTATGGCAGTGACGTGCATAAGATGTACATCGAATTTCTGTGCGGTGAGCTTGACGTGTGGGATTTAGACACCGGTGAGCTGTTCAATCCCGATGATTTCACGGATAAGAACGGAGATCCAAATGAACTTAGCGAAAGCACTATCCGGAATATCCTTAACAAGCCAAGTAACAAGCTTAGAATAGCCAAAGCCTTGAAGAGTTGGGATGCGTTTTATCATGAAGACATGCCTTATATGCATCGTCATAGTGGTGAGTTCTCCCTCTCCCAAATCACGATGGATGATGTGGATTTGCCTCGTCGCATGAAAGGCAATGAATACGTACATGCGTATTACGCATACGATGTAGTGAGCCAATGCCGTGTGGGAATAGCTTACGGACGCAAGAAGGATGACAGCCTTGTGGTTGATTGTTTCAGGGACATGTTCCGACTGATAGAGAAGAACGGCTGGGGTATGCCTGCCGGCATTGAGGTGGAGCAGCACTTGATGAGCAAGTATAAGGAGGGCTTCTTAAAGGCCGGGGAAGTTTTCAGAAACGTATATTTCTGTGCGCCCCAGAATTCACAAGAAAAATATGCCGAGGCGTTGAACGGTGCATTCAAGACCACAGTAGCCCACAAAAACCACGAGGGTATCGGGCGTTGGCATAACAAGGGTGCCCGGCGTGTGTTCCAGAAAAAGGTGAGCGACAGTGATAATCATACCTGGGAGGACAAGAAGTACTATTCCTTCGAGGAACTTGTTGCCGATGACCGCCGGGATTGTAACGAATGGAACAACATGCCACATCCAAATCAGAAGAAATATCCAGGTATGACCCGTTGGGACGTACTCGTGGCAAGACTAAACCCAACGCTTCGCCCCTTGGATAAGTTGACACTGAGTCGGTATATAGGCGAATGTGTGGAAACGAGCATACGGCGGAACTCCACTGTCAAGGTAGCGTACGAGAACTGGTGGATAAGCGGTCCTGAGGTACTTGAACGCCTTGAGCCTAACAACTATAAGGTAACAGCCTGCTACCTGCCCGATGAGGAGGGGAAACCCACGGACGTGTTCATCTATCAAGGAGACAAGTACATTGACAAGTTGCTTCGAATAACGACCTACAACCGCGTGCTGGCAGAGCAGACCAAAGCAGACGAGGAAGCATTCATTGAGCAACGCAAGTATGTGTCGCACTTTGATAAATACCTTCGCGACAATGCCATCGTCAAGGTTGGCAAGGCTTGCGTCGAGGAGGCATCTTTCTCAGAAGAGGAGTCTCTTGAGCTGCCGCAAGTGCAATCACATGAAGAAGAGCAGGACTACATTCCTGATATAGATTACAGCAAAATGGGATTAGAAGCCTATTAAAATAACATTATAAACGCGTTCAGATTATGATTACAGAAGAGCAAAAACAGAAAATACTGGTAGCGGTGAAACTGAACCGCACCAACTATCCGAGTGACGCCAAGCACGCAGCAAGTCTTGGTATTAGCACGTCGGTGTACAGTGGCATCAAGAACGGTCAGACAGAAAAAGCGTTGAGTGACGCCAACTGGATAGGTATTGCGCGCCGCCTTGGTGTGACCCTTCGTGGCGAGATAGATTGGAAACCAGCCAAGACAGCTACTTTTGAGTATATCACGGCTCAGTTGGAGTTTTCACAGCAGTCGAGCCTTAGCGGCATTATGTGCGACATGCCCAACATTGGCAAGACCTTTACGGCCCGCTACTATGTGGCACACCACCGGAATGCAGCCTACATCGACTGCTCACAGGTGAAGACGAAGCTGAAACTCATCAGAAAGATTGCCTCCGAGTTTGGTGTTGACAGCAAGGGAAGATACTCTGACGTTTATGATGACCTTGTATACTACCTGCGTAGTATTGACACTCCTCTGATTATTTTGGATGAAGCTGGGGACCTGCAATATGAGGCTTTCTTGGAACTCAAAGCCTTGTGGAACGCCACCGAACGGTGCTGCGCATGGTACATGATGGGTGCCGACGGACTGAAGGAGAAAATGAACCGCTCGATAGAGTGCAAGAAAGTAGGCTATACCGAGATGCTCTCACGATATGGCGACCGATACAGTAAGGTTACACCAGATGACGGCAAGGAGCGTGAACACTTTCTCAAGGAGCAGGCAAGGGTTGTTGCCAAAGTAAATGCGCCCGAAGGCACTGACATCGCTCAGATTGTGCGCAAAACAGGCGGTGGTCTGCGAAGAGTGTATACAGAAATAGAAAAACTGAAGAAAGGCGCATAATGGCGAAACGAGCGTACAGTCCGAAAGAGATAGCAGCCAAGAAATGGGTGACCTTGCCTTGGGGTGCGCAGTGGAGTGATCCGTTTGGTTTTCCTGCTGAGAATGCCTCATGGTTTATCAGCGGCGCGAGCGCACAGGGCAAGAGTTCATTCGTTATGCAGTTGGGGAAGGAACTTTGTAAATATGGTTCTGTTCTCTATATGAGCTACGAGGAGGGTGTGAACCAAAGTTTCCAACGCCGAATGAACTACCTTGGTATGAATGAGGTACAGGGTAAATTCAGAGTAGTTGTTGACGATACCATCGAAGAGCTTGCCGTACGTCTTTCCAAGCCCAAATCTCCGAAATTCATCATTGTGGATTCCTTTCAAGTAGGCTGTGATGACAAAGGATGGACGTATCCCGACACCGTGTCACTGATGAAGCGATTTAACCGTAAGTGCTTTATTTTTATCAGCCAAGAGGATAAGAGCGCACCAACAGGGAAACCTGCACGACGTCTGAGGTATATCTGCGATATGAAAGTACGCGTGATTGGTTACAAAGCCTACTGTTTGGGCAGGTCTATCGGTGAAGCGGGAAAGTATTATGTAGTGTGGAAAGACGGAGTAATCAAAACAAATAATGACACCAAGTTATGAGTAAAGAAAGACGGATAATTGAGATTGCCCCAGGGACGATGAGCCCGGGTGGACGCATGGCAGACTGTATTGAGAGCAGAGGACACAAGTGTCCCTATTGTCAAGGAAATGGATATCATTGGCAAGAGGACGAATGGCAGGAACGCTATAAGAAGGAATGCCCGATATGTAAGGGCAGCGGCAGGCTCAATGCCGTGATAACTATTGAGTGGAAAGCGGAAGAATAGCAATGGAAAGAAATAAATACAGCAAGGTGGTGCCATGATAGATTGTAGAGATTATAAGAAAGGCCGTTGCCTCGGAAACTGTGACGGCATGGGACATTTCCAATGTGACGAATGCAAGTGGCGAAAGCCCAAAAAGAAAAGAAAAGCCGAAGAAGAAAAGATAATATGAGACAGTTGAGATATTATTCTATGATACCGAACGACAAGCCGGAGTGGTTGTTGCGACTACAGATGGATATAAGTCAGTATTACAGTATCGACGATTCGGATGACGAGCGTGAATATTGGCGCGGTCTGAAGGATTATGTGGATGCGAAGATATGGGAGATGTATAACCGGCGTGATGTGAAGTTGAGGAGTGATGTGGCATCGGTACTGGCGACCGACGAAGGCAAGACAGTACTTCATATCAAGCGCAATGGCAAGATTGTACAGATATATTTTAAAAGACAAGTGATATGAGAAAATTTTTTGAAACATTGAGAAAAAAACTGCAGGTATGGCACGAGCGGCGTGCGGAACGTATTGAGGCGGAGCGGCAGGCTCAGCTCGATGTGGAGGCGCGCAATGCTGTGCAGGTAATGGAGTTTAACGGCGAGCTGTACGCCTGCGTGAACGGTGTACCCCTGTTCGGTGTCAGCGACATCAACGGCACTTTACCAGAGTGTGTTGCCAAAGCCCGCCAGAATTATAAAGACTGGAAGGAGGAAAAGCTATGGGAACGGAACGGAATTACGCGCGTTTCTACTGTCTGTTGAAGAAGTTGCCTGGAGCAGACAAGGAGACGCTTGTATCGAGCTTCACGAACGGACGAACGCTGCACCTGCACGAGATGAGTGCGAAAGAATATGCCGCCATGTGTGCATCACTGGAGGAACATACCGGCTGGAGAGTGCAACTGAAGAAGAAACGCAGCCTGTGTTTGAAGCTCATGCAACAGGCTGGCATTGACACGACTGACTGGCAGCGCATCAACGATTTCTGCCGCCACCCGCGGATAGCCGGAAAGGTGTTCAGGCAGCTGAGCTTGGCAGACCTTGACTCGTTGCAGACAAAGCTGCGCGCCATCATGCGCAAGGGTGGTCTGAAACCACACACGACACGGGAAGAGCAGAAAAGTATGAACTCATTTGTTTATGTCCCTATGGGCAATATAGCGGAATGTTAATGAATATGACACCAAGACAATTTGTAAAGCGTGCGATGGAGCACATCCGTGAACTCGGCAAGGAGATGAGCAATGAAGAATACAGTGACTTCTTGGAGGATCTGTCATACGAGCTCGAGACCGAACGTGAAGATGTGAGCTGGCAGGCATTGACCAGCGAAGGAAAATTTATTTAAGAACCTATTAAAAATATTGTTATGAGAACAAAATCAAGCATATGGTTTGAAGTGAAGCTGCGCTATGACAAAGTGCATGAGGATGGGTACGAAAAGAAAGTGACTGAGAGTTATGTGGTTGAAGCTCTTTCATTCGGAGAGGCTGAAAAGACAGCTATTGAATTCCTTGGCGGCTATGTGTCCGGAGAAATTCAGGTTGTAAACATCAACCCGATGAAATTTCGAGAAGTGTTCTTCAACGAGCAAGAGTCATGCGACCGATACTACAAGGCCATACTTCAGTTTATCACCATTGACGAGCAAACGGAAAGAGAAAAGCACACTCAAGTTTACTATCTGGTACAGGCTTCTTCTTTCGACAACTGCAAAGACTCTATCCGAACGATTATGGACGGCACCATGGTAGACTATCAGATTGCTTCAGTATCAGAAACCAAGGTTATTGATGTGATAGAACACGAGTTATCAACCCTATAAAAAGAAAAGACAATGGCAACAAGAAAAAAGAAAGTAATCATCACCGGTGTGAGCAGAGAAGCCGCCGATGAAGCGTTTGCAACCTACGCTAAAAGCGATGCACAGGTACAGAAAATCAATGCGGACATTGAGCTGCAGTGTGCGAAGGTGCGCGAGAAGTATGCCGACAAGTTGGCTACGCTGACTGCTGAAAGAGACAATGCGTTTGACACGCTCCAGTCGTTTGCCACGGAGAACCAAGCTGAGCTGTTTTCCAAGAAGAAGAGCCTTGACATGGCTCATGGCACGATCGGGTTTCGCACTGGGACACCGAAGTTGAAGACGCTGAAAGGCTTTACTTGGGCGAGTGTGCTGAACCTTGTGAAGAGTTTCCTGCCCAGCTATATCCGCCAGACGGAGGAGATTGCGAAGGACAAGCTGCTTGCCGATCGTGAGGTGGAGGTGCAGCTTGGCGGCGGTGACCCTGAGAACCGTGGCTATCGTCCCCTTCGTGAGCAGATGGCGGCGTGTGGCATCCAGGTGGTTCAGGACGAGGCCTTCTATGTTGAACCTAAGAAGGAGGAGACGGCATGAAGCGCGAAGTGAGGCGACCTCCGCGGGTGTCGTTTTGCCGCAGGTGCGTGGGCACCGGTGTGTGGCGACACCTTATGGATGACGGTACGCCGTTGACGGAGCCTTGCCCCCAGTGTGAGGGCAGTGGCTGGGTGACGGTGAGTTCAGTAACGGAATATGACATTAGGCCTTACAAGCCAAAGAACATGTAGTATATGCAGAAGCGACGCGGAGTAAGTTACAAGAAACGTGTAGAGGAGATAAACAGGATATACGATCAACATGCCAGAAGCGGAATTTCCAACCGTGAGATATGGCGACGATACATATATCCTGTGTATGCCATTACTGAACGTACCTTTTATAATATACTCAACGCGAGCGCGGAAAGTAAGAATAAGATAGCTGACGATACCCGTCAGCTATTGCTCTTTGATTTTGACAACGACAATGGAAAATGATTTACAAATGAAACAGCAATGAGAAAGGAATTATACACAGCCATTGTGGCGAAGCTCAAGCAAGATGTTCCTGAGGTTGTACATATCGACCTGTGGAACCATAATGTAGAATTTATAGAGCAAGAGGAGGGCTGGGAGCGTCCCGCCGTGTTCGTGGAGATTGGTACTATCAGTTGGTCGCCGTTTCATGGTAAATGGTTGCGTGGTAACGGTCAGGTGCGCATACATGTGGTGACTGACTGGCTGGAAGGCGGTCAGCATGCGGCCTGGAGTTTAAGCGACAAGATACGTCAGGCACTTACAGGTCTTTGTGGAGACAGTTTCAACGGTATGGAACTTGTGACAACTGATACAAATCACAACCACGAAGACATCCTGGAGAGCATAGACAGTTATGATGTGAGATACCTGCTGGAATGACGGGGTTTTTCATCACAAAGCCGCGACTGATGATTTTCCGTCGCGGCTTTGTTCATTATGTTCGGTGAGACTATCAAGTGAAGTTTTACTCTTATGTCTTCATATATTAAATACTTCTTCTCTTTTTATTGATACCTCTGTTATCCGTTAAAGGCTTTTAGTCTAACACCACCACTTCCGTTGTCTTCCCAGGGACAGAGCAGGTACCAACGACATCCATCCCATTGAGTCCTGTATATGGCGACAGCACGTAGCATCACGTTATTTGGAATATCAACCTGACAATATTTGAATGGCGTGATGAGAGGCATCCAGAAAGAAACTGTACTCCCTGTGTTGTTGAAAATGTTTGATGTGACACCGTTCATTCTTTCCCTCCCTCCAAAGAACCCATAGTCCTGGCTCCAGTTTTCTAACACCCAGCTCAGGCTCTTACCATTTTTCATTTCTTTTTTGGATGCGTATGCTTCGAATGGCTGCGCTATCTTCATCCCATAAATCTCTGTGGCATCAATCAATTCCGTATTTAACTTCCCGTTCTCATCCACCAAAAGCGTCTGCTTTCCCCTGTTGTTCTGCACCTTAAAGTTGTCAGCCGTAGCGGTGAACTTCCTGTTCTTGATGTCAAAGCCACCCGCTAACAGCGCTTCCACCGTGCCGTCGTACGCACACCATGGCGTTGCCATGTCGCCCTCCTCCAGCTTGGGGCGACAAAGCCAAAGCTCACACTGCGCACCCTCTTTCTCATCAGCAATACAAGCAAGGAACAAGCTACTCATCTTTTTGCTCGATCCGCTATCGAACACATAACGCACACGCTGCCACTCGTCAATGTCAGCTTTGTCGAAGTAATGCTCCTTGTACAGAAAGCCGCCAAAGTTGTATCTACCGTCATCCGATGAGCAGTCTATATACATGCATCCTTTCTTTCCATACGACTTGAACTTCACCCATACGGATATGGTATATTGCGTGTTCGGCTTCAGCGGCACATCATGCCAGCTGATGTTCGTCCACTTCGCCCAGTCATCACGCTCGTACACGTTCTTGATGCGTATGGCATCCGCACCAGCCAAACCACCGCCTTTGAGGTATTGAAAATATTCTGCATCACCTACCTTTATCTCACTTAGCCCTACGCCCAAATGCTTCTGAATGGCTCTCTTGTTGGTGGTGTCAACTCCATCGAGGTCGAAATCGCTTCCCCACAGCAAGTTAGCATTCACGCAACTACTCACCTTCATCGCTATGCCCTCTGCTGTCTGCTCCAGCTCCGAACGGCTCATCTTGTCTTTTACCTCAGTGCGAAAATGGTCTATCGTGGTTTCAAAACCGCTCACCTTACCATCAAGCGAGCGCACCGTTCCAGAGATGCCGTCTATCTTCCCATTTATCCCATCTATTCTCTTACCGAAATCAAAATATGACTTCACCTCATATTGTAAACCTATCGTCCGTGCATCCAAAACCTTTCCTCCTTGCATCAAACAGACACGAAAGGAAGGTGTGTCGTCAAAGTAATCAGCATAGTCGTATATAGACTTTATCACCCAGTAAGGTTTGCCATCTTCCCACATGACATCGAACGATGCCAAAGACGGTTCTATGCTCAGTGATAACCCGAAAGTGTCAAGCCTTCCTATTTCTAAAGAAAGCTTCTCGCCCTCTTTCCGTGTTATCATATATTTTAGGAACAGCACCACCTGAGCCGTTTTTCGCTCAGCACCAAGCACCACAGCTTTCTCTATCTTTGGAATAAGCCTGAAAACTACTGCGTCTTCACCATCTTTTCCTGGCTTCCCC